CGCTGAAGTAACGACATTCAGGGTGCGTAGTTTAAACAGTCTTCGGACTGACCTTATACAGGATTTAACATTCATCCTCAACAAAACCCACTACAGAGGAGTATTCATCGACACGAGAAATAAGTGAGAGATACTCATCACTAAACCTCAAATCATTATCGAGTTGAGCTCTGTAGGTAGCATACATGGGATCAGCCGGACTCTTGAACAAGTAGCGGAACAAGGTTTTAGACCAGTTTTCAGGCTGGCCTTTCCATGTAGCATTAAAGGAGGTAGAACAAAAAGAGAAATGACGCTCAGGTAGAACTGTGATTCCCTTAACTCGGAAACCATAGCTCTCATAAGCATCTTTCATGCCAGGAACAAATCTCTCAACAGCATCGTCACCCATCTGAGCTCCCTCATGACAAGGGGGATGGTTAACGCCACATCGCAATTGTACTAGCGTAGCGAGCATATGTCGCATGTGGGAGTTGTCGGAAGAAGTGTTGTAAGATCCCGAAGCTTGTATACCCGGTATAATCTGTTCATACAGATTTCCATCAGGACTTTGAAAACCTTACGCTGGATACAGTAATAGTGACTGCGAACAAGCTGGGCGTAAGCACCCTCAGTAGTAGAGGTAGCTAAACGATAATCCCGAGCCATATCAAGCAAGAAACCAGGAACTGACCAGTCCCAAGCAGAAACATCGGTACTACATAACGACATTTCATCTTCTCTCTTGGAAAACCAAGAGTATAATTGTTGAAGGCCGGAATCATTAAGTCCCATGCCAGGTTTAAATGATGTGTAGTCACACATTGAGATTTCAAGTTTGTTTTGTTTGGAAAACAAAACTCTCTCAATCAACGAAGTAACCAACGAGATCGACATGATCAATCGCAACCTATTAAACTTAAGTTTCTCCTCACTATGAGGTTCATTCTTAACAAATAAATAGATAGCATCACAAAACCCTTGATGAACAAGCTCCAAAGAAGTCAAATCCTGGCATCTACTTAAAAGCATAATCCTAAGACGAGAAAGAACAAGTTTAATCAAGGCACGGGCCTGTGATGTCCAAACACCCTTCTTCGGTCCATAAATATTTAAAGGAACACCAGGCGTACTGTCCTGAACAGAGTTCAAGATGGCCTTGTGTATAGCTTTAACCAAACTGGGCGCGGAAGAAGTTTGTTGAACACCAAGTTCCAACCAACTAAAAGACTCA